TGTGCATCCTAAACCTGTGCAGATGACCAAACTGTTGCGTGACTTGGGGATCAAATCCCCGAGGATGCCAGACTTCAAAGAAGCAGCTCGGGTGTTACACGAACGAGGCATCGAGCCACGCCGAACTAACGGTAAGAAAGTTTATGACATTAGCTATGAACCGATTGACGACGACTTTGGTGGTGGTAGCAGTTATAATTTTGGTGGAGCGGTGGATGATTGAAATACTGGCAGGCGATTGCCGAGAAACCTTAAAAACCCTAGCAGACCAATCAATCAATACTTGTATCACCAGTCCTCCTTATTGGGGTTTGAGAGATTATGGCGAGGGCGAACAGCTTGGCATGGAAGATACGCCAGAAGAATTTGTTAATAACTTGGTAGAAGTATTTAGAGAAGTAAAACGAGTGTTGCGAAGTGATGGTACAGTTTGGCTTAATTTAGGAGATAGTTATTGTGGCACAGGAAATAAAGGAAACCATACAGACCCGAAACATAAAGAAGGAAGAAGCGGACAGAAAATAGCTTTGAATAATAAAGTAGAAGGTCTTAAATCTAAAGACTTAGTTGGCATCCCTTGGCGAGTAGCGTTTGCTTTACAGCAAGATGGTTGGTATCTCAGACAAGATATTATCTGGCATAAACCTAATCCAATGCCTGAGAGTGTCAAAGATCGTTGTACTAAAGCACATGAATACATATTTTTATTGAGTAAGAGTCCAAAGTATTATTTTGATAATGAAGCGATAAAGGAAGATGCGAAAACTGAACCAGCTCTTAGAAACAAAATGGGAGAAGGTTACCAAGCAGACTATACTAAAGGAAAAAGGTTTAGTGATGGAGAAAGGGTATGGGGTTCAAAAAAAAGAAATAAACGCTCAGTCTGGACAGTCACGACCAAACCATTTAAAGGCGCACACTTTGCAACTTTTCCAATGGATTTGATTGAGCCTTGTGTGTTAGCTGGTTGTCCAGAAAAGGTTTGCGTTGCTTGTGGTAAATCTTATGAACGAGTTATGCAAAGACCAAAGCAATTAGATGTGGAGAGAAATAAAAGAAGTGGTTTAGATGATAGAAAAATTGGCGGAGTATTAGACAAATATAATAGAGAAAATCCATCAATAGATTTAGGACTGCAAAAACAATGTGATTGCGAAACCAACGAAACAAAACCTGGCACAGTTTTAGACCCCTTTGGGGGTTCTGGGACAACAGGCCAGATTGCTGATGGACACAATCGCAACGCAATTTTATGTGAGCTCAACCCAGAATATATTGAAATTAGCAAAAAAAGATTGGGTGTCGGTACGGATTTGTTTAGCGAGGTGGAGGTAAAGCATGATTGAGCTGCCAAAGAAAAAATACAAGACCTTAGAATTGTTTGCTGGTTCCAGAAGTTTCAGTAAAGTTGCAGAGCAATACGGCCATGAAATTTATTGCACAGATATAGAAGACTTTGCCGAGATAAATCAGGTTTGTGACATTTTTGATTTTGATGTAGATAAAATGTTAGCGGAGTACGGAATACCAGACATCGTTTGGGCAAGTCCACCTTGTACATATTTTTCAGTGGCATCAATAGGACATCACTGGCATAAGGATCATACGCCTAAAACTGGACAAGCTCTGTATGGCATGGAGGTGGTAGAGGAAATGCACAGATTGATAGATATTCTAAAGCCGAAATATTATTTTATTGAAAACCCACGAGGTAAATTGAGAAAACTACCCATTATGAATAGACATAAATACATGAAAACTGTCACTTATTGTTCTTATGGCGACAGCCGAATGAAGCCGACAGACTTGTGGACAAATTATGACTTTACAACTAGAAAGATGTGTTTCAACGGCAACAGAGCTTGCCACCATGAAGCAGCACCACGAGGTTCAAAGACTGGCACGCAAGGATTAGAAAATGCTTATCTGCGCAGTGTAATCCCAGCGGAGCTGTTTGTAGATATTTTTGAGGAGATTATCGAAGATGAAAGAAAGTGAAAAACCAAGGACAAGATACAAGGTAGGTAAGCGTCTGTTTGAAAAAAAGGACGACTGTACCCTTGATGAGTGATTGGACAAATGTGCATGAATGTATGTATGTTTGGACAATTATGCAGAAAAGGGTGGGGTCAAGGGTATAGTAAAGTTAGCTGTACACTGTCGATTTGGTCAATGTTTATATGGCTTAGACTCTATAGGTAGTGTTAGGTATATACTTTTAAAGATAATATTTATATACATGGTTATTAGTAAGAATATGGCGTGTTTAGGTAGAATGACAAGTATAAGTATGAGAGTGCTGTACACTGCACACTGTACACTGTTTGAGGATCTGACATGACAACAAGAGGTAGACCAAAGAAGCCAAAAACACCGTTGGTGCAAACGCCAGAACAATTTGAAAAAGACCAGGAGTTTGGGCTCACGGAAATGCAAGCGAGCTTTGTCTGGCACTACACCGAAGGTGCTTGTGGTCAAACCGATGCAGCGAGAAAAGCTGGCTTTGAGTTCCCAGCTCAAGCAGCTACTAAATTTTTAAACGGCAAAGATTATCCTAATGTGGTTAAAGCTATTAGGATCAAGCAAGATGAATTAGCAGAGAAGTATGCGATTACGCCACAGAAAACTGGGACAATGCTGTGGAAAATAGCAGAAACAGCTTACGCAAGTGGCCACTACAATGCTTGTGTATCTGCTATCAAAGAGCTCAATCAACTAGCTGGTTTGTCTGTGCATAGATCACAAAACATAAATATCAATGCTAATCTGGACACGATGAGCAAGGACGAAATCAAGCAAAGACTGTCTAAATTGTTAGGAGCTGACGCAGATGAGTTCTCACCAAAAGATAGGTAATTTAACCTCGTAATTAGCGTTTCTTAAAAAAAAATTCAAAATCAAAAAAAAATTTTGAATCTCCAAAAAAAGTCAATAAAATCAATAGCTTACACGCATATATTTATGTGCAAAGATTTATACAAATAAATATCTTGTGTTCACAAGGTATACAGTTTATTTATTGGAGTCCCTAGAACTGGTTTTTTTACTGGCTTTTAGGATCGTTTGACCCCCAGCACCCCAAAATGGGCTAGCGCTGTTGTCGTTGTAGTTATAACTAACTTAACCACATGAAATCACCAAAAAATCTCATTGCTATTAAGCTATGCTACACTTTGCACATGGTTATACATTCTTATAAAAAAAGTTTCAGATCCAAAAATCCCGGTCATGTCGATTAATTCTAGGACCAAGGGGGCAAGTTACGAAAGACAGGTGGTAGGAATCCTAAACGAGTTTTTTTCTGCCAATAATTTTGCTGTGAGCTGTAAACGTAACCTAGATCAATACCAAGAAAAGCATTTGCCAGACATAAACATTCCATTTCATGCCATAGAGTGCAAACATTACAAAAAAGGCAACTCTTACAAGCCAGAATGGTGGCGTCAAGTCTGCGAAAGTGCCGCTTTAGACGATTCTATCCCTGTTTTAGTCTATAAATTCAACCGTGTACCGACTAGAGTGTGTGTACCACTGCATGCAATCAATACTAAATGGCCAAAAGACAACGAAAAAGTCGCTATTATGTCGATGGAAGCTTGGTTAAAAGTTTTAAAAACGAACTGGAACGATTATCGTGGTCTTTACGGTTCTAATTTATGAAAAATCAAGAAATTACAGTTTGGTTTTCTTGCGGAGCTGCTTCTGCTGTTGCAGCTAAAAAGACCTTGGAACTTTATGGCACCGAAAACAATGTTCGAGTGGTCAATAATCCAGTCAAAGAAGAGCATCCAGACAATCAAAGATTTCTTAAAGATGTTGAGCAGTGGTTAGGCGTTGAAATAGAGTATGCAATCAACACAAAATTTCCTGATTGCTCGGCTGAGGAAGTTTGGGATAAAGTCAGTTTTATGTCTGGCCCTATGGGAGCGCCTTGTACCTTGCATTTAAAAAAACATGCTAGACAGCTTTGGGAAGCAAAAAATAAATCCGACTATTTGGTATTAGGTTTTACTGCTGATGAAGCAAAAAGAGCTGATAGATTCAAAAAAGTCGAAAAACAAAATCTTTTACCCGTGTTAATAGATCTTAATTTATCTAAATTAGATTGTTTTGAGATAATTGATAGAGCTGGTATCAAACGTCCAGAAATATATGATTTTGGTTTTCCAAATGCCAACTGCATAGGTTGTGTAAAGGCTACTTCGCCAACTTATTGGAATTTAGTACGCAAAAAATTTCCAGAAATATTTGCTCGACGAGCCGAACAATCTAGGCAAATAGGCGCTAAGTTAGTTAGACACAAAGGTGAGCGTATTTTTTTAGATGTTTTACCACTGGACGCAAAAGGTCGCCCTTTGAAGAATTATGATTTTGAGTGTGGTATATTTTGTCTCAAAGAGTAATATAATAATTTATGTCTATCGAATCCTTAGCAGAGCTCTTACGGTTCCAATCGGAGCTGGCAGTAGATCGTGCTAAGCGAAACATTGAACAACAAAAGGCTACCGCCGAACAATTCACTCCTACGCCAGCACAAAGTGCTTATATCGGTACGATTTTTGTACCTGGCTCTGGTATAGCCGACGCCTCTGGCGTCTTTCCTGAGTTTCCAAGTGCAGACGTACCTCTCTCAGAATATCTATCTGGCGAACCAATGCCTTCCATAGCTGAAAACATCGCAGCTGGTGGCATTGATCGTTACTTAATTGCACCCTTACAAGGTTTAGGTGTTGCAGGCGATGCTTTGTATGCCGTACCAGGTGCTGGACCTCTTTTAGGTGCTACTTTAGGTTCTGGTCTGAAAGGGATAGGTGCGTTAGGGATAGCTGCAAGAGCAGCGAGTAAGGGTGCCAAGACTGAAAAAGGTATTACCACGCTTGACGAAACCAAAAATCTTATTAAAGCCGACATTGACGAGTATGCCAAAGACGAGTTTGGTTTTGTTTCGCCAACTTTAGAAGCGCTAATTAGAGAGGCACCACCGAATCTGAAAGGTCCTGCGATTAACGATTGGTTGGCTGCTAATACGCAAAAAGGTGTCAAGCCGAAAGAATTAGAGGTATTAGGCATTGATGAATTTATTAAGGCCAATCCACAAGCAACACTCTCCGAAGTGGTGGCAGGCGTCGCACCGAACAAAGTGCAGATTACTAAAACGGTAGCTGGTGGGGAGGGAAGTTATTTAGAGTTAACTCGCACAGTTCCAGAGGAAGATCCCTTGGATGGCAGTCTGCTTTACAATCCTGAGTTAGAGGATATTGAATACGAGTTGGCAGCAGATAATCCCGACATGCAATCTATTATATTAGATTACTACAACAATGTAATAGCTAGAAATTTACCTGGCACTTCATCCAATCCTCTTGGCGATCCAGGACCTTACAAAAAATTGGAATCTTTTGACGAAATAGAACCATATTTGAGAGAAGGTTCTGGTAGTGAATACACAGGTGTAGATGATGTAGTAGAACAATATGCCAAAGAACAATATTTTAATGATCCATTTGAACAACTTACTGCACGAGACATTGGTGAAGATACTTTTGCTTTCGGTAATGAGAGTGTTGGCTATCAACTTTTTGTTCGTGGCAGACGTGTGACTGACCCAAACAACGTAGCTTTCAGTCGAACCGAGGCAGAAATTCAACTTAGAAACAAAATACAAGAAGAAGGCTTAGGTACTTATCGTGTTGACGCTGATGATTTTGACGAAGGCTTTGATGATTTGGTTAGGCCTACCCAATACAAATCTTACATCGACGAAACCTTACCCGGTGGCTCCAACTACCGAGAAGTTGTTTTTCGCTACGAAAATGCGCCAGAGCCACACAACGTAACTACGCACTTTGACGATGACCGAGCTCTAGCTAGTGCCCTCATCCGAGATCGTAAACTCGACGATGGCGCTGAAACGCTCCACGTCGACGAGCTGCAATCGGATTTGCATACCAAAGGTTCGAGAGATGGTTATAAATTACCAGAAACAGTAAAAAAACAAGAAATTGATAAAGTAGATAAATTTTTAGAAGGAACAGGTCTGTCGGTAAAACAACCAGAAAGTGTAAAAGGTGAAATTGATATAGACTTCGTTGACCGAGTAATATTTGTAAATGATGGCGATGAATTTTTAGGTGCTTTTCCTATGTCACAAGTAAAGGGTTTAGCAAATGAACTTAAACAAGGTAGAACAGCAAACTTTGGCTCTAAAACTGGAGATACTATAGTAAAAAATCTAGGACCACAAAAAATTTATGAGTTAGAAAAACTTGTAAAACCTTTAGATATCAGCTCAAGAGCCGTCCCTAACTATCCCTTCAAAGACGATTGGTATGTCATGTCACTCAAGCAATTAATCAAAGACGCCATCGACGAAGGCAAAGACGCTATTTCGGTTTCTACTTCGGCACCTATCAAAGCAAGGTATACCGACCAATACAGCAAGTTTTATGAGTCGCTGTACGACCAAAAAATACCCTCAGCGATGAAAAAGTTAGCCAACAAATACGGCGGTAAGTTTGAGAAAGGTAATCTAGATTTAGAAGATACTTTTAGTGATGATGTTTTAAGAATGACAAAAGGGCGTGATTATACTAGAAGTGAACTTGATGATATTAGAAAAAATCTTCAACCTAATTTACAATCAAACATCATCCGCATCACCCCAGAAATGCGAGCTAAAATAGCCGAAGAAGGCTTACCTTCTTTTGCTTATGGTGGCTCAGTGCAAAAAAAAGGTATTGAAAATTTACCGATTATGCCTAGAAGACCAGGCATCGTGCGTGGCATCGGTTCAATTTAATGCCCACTTACAATAAATTTTACTATCGACCCTTGCCAGATAATCTAACACTTGGCACAAGTGAGATTGAAGGCACTGGTGTTTTTGCAACAGAAAAACTAGAAGCCAACTTAGATTTAGGCATGACTCACATAAAAGTGCCAATTATTAACGGTTACATACGCACCCCACTTGGCGGTTTTGTCAATCACACCGAAGCAGCCAACTGTTATTTAGTGCAAAAATTGGATTGGGATGACTACCGAGTCTTTCATCTCTGCACCATGCGACCCATAAAAAAGGGTGAAGAACTCACCCTTAATTATCATCTCGACGAAGATTAGTAGTTGAAACTCTCGTACTCCACAAGCTCTCCATCTTGATAAATTTTGTACGGTATGCCTTCCTCTTGGCATTTAATTTTGCGTTTGATAATTAAACTGTCGTAGTTTTCATCTCGACATTGCACCGTCATCACAAAAGCTGTTTCACCAGCTAAAGTTAGTTCTTGTTTGAATTTGTACATTATACTGCCTCCTTAAAAAATCTTTTTTTTGGTTTCAAATCACCTAATTTAGTAGATCTGGAACCCCAACCCTTTGCATCTGGTTTATATGTAATTATTTTATCGTTTAAAAACCCAGCATGTTTTAAATACTCCCCTGATTGATTAGCGTGTATGTAGGTCACAAACTCTGCATTTGGCACTTGGTAAAAATATTTAAAAAGATTGGTAGCTTCTGTAATGAATTTACTTGGCGCTGTGTATTTTCTCTCGGTTTTAGGATTGAAGTCTTCTAAAAAACAGATTCTAGTTAGTTCAAAAACATTAGGGTTTTTGAATCTAGCTATAGGTCGTCCGATACTACAAATACCTAATATTCGTGGTAACGAGTACATCATCCAATCACCGTAATTATCATCGTATCTCGAAGCCAATTTTATTTCTTGGAGTGCATATTTATCGCTCATTAATTGCAAGTCTCTTGCTTCAATAAAAGCAGATTTATCATTTCCAAATTCATGTTCCCACGCATCATACAGTAACCCCCATTGGCTATCTAAATTTATATCATCTAGTAAAGCAAAACTTGCCATGTGACCAACTGGTGGTTTATGTGTTTTGTGATGCCACTCGTATATTTTTTTAGCTAACCAAAATTCAATTTCAACGGTCTCCATTTTGCCACTCCTCAAAACTAGCATCTAAGAACAATTTGTTTCGCTCTAAATACTCAGCTCTGCTCAACACATTGGACTCTCCCCAACGCTTTTTTTCTAATTTGTATTCTTGAAACATGTGATCTTCAAAGATTTCTCGTTCAGAACGATTGTCTATCCAACTCTCATGGTTTTTAGCAATGTCTTTCAACTTCATAGCCTCTCCAAAGCAGCTCGCTGCTCACCCTCGTAATGATCCAAATACATTTCCTTGTACTCTCGAATGATACCCAAATGCTCTGGCCCTGCATCGTACATGCGATCCAAGTAGCGTTTCATCATTTTCACCATAGTCTTAGCATCGACATGCTCCCAATTGGATCTGAACAACAAATCCAATAAGTCCCAATATTTATTTTCATACATTAGCTTTTCTCCTTTCTTTAGCTTGTTTATTACGGCGTAGTCTTTCCTCTCGTAATTCTGGTTCAATCTCGTGCATAATCTCAGCTTTGATTATCTCTCGTTCATCTGGCGTTAGCTCGTCAATTAGCACAATATCAGCCTCGGTTGGTACCCAAGTCTGAAAAAATTGTTTCTTTTGATCCTTCCACTCCCAAGCGACCTCTCGGTTGAGCTCGGTAGAGTTGATAATAAAAAATATGTTGTTGCTTTCAGTTTTCATTTTTTTCTCCTAAACCTAAAAAATATATTTGATTGGCAAAATCTTCTGCTTGTTTTTGTGTCAACCCTCTTGCCAAGCCTTCGGCTACCAAGCTGTCTAAATACTTTTGGAGTTCCTCGTTAGTCATCGCTCGGTTTGGTTACAGAAGGCACGCTTTTCAAGAGTCGCTCTGGCAAGACTTTCTCGGTATCGCATTGGTCACAACACCGAGAGTCTATGTCGGTCAGCTCGCACAATGGCCAAGGATTATTACCCCAACCGTAAAAGCGTTCGCCACACAAAGAGCAGATGTAGATTCGTTCAGCCATTTTGATTTTTTTCTTTTTCTAAGTTAATGTACTCAATACATCTGTCATATGCTTCTTCATAAGAATCGCAATAATGTTCATCATGGTATGGGTCGTTAGAATCATCTTCATCATATTCACCATAAACCCAAGTTGTATAAACACCACCAGAAAAATCACCTTCATCATCTCCATCAAAAAAAACAGAAATACAATTATGTTTTTCTAGCAGTTCAGATATTTTTCTTCTAAAGGCATATTCCCTATTTACAAAATCTAAATCTTCTTTTGATTTTAACTCTAAAGCTTTTTTTCTTTTGGCTTTTAGATACTGTTTGTAGTTATCGTGTTCACCACGAATCATATCGTCTATGGTTGTAGGTACACTCTGGCTATGTGGGTAAAATTTACTCATTATTTATCTCCTAAAATTTGAATTTATTTGCTAAGTGATCTAAGTTTGAATTATTTAAATTCAACTTTGGCTCAATTTTGGTTTTGCCTAAAAGAAATTGTATATAATCAAAGCAATATTTTTTATCATAACAAATTCTTTTTGTTTGCCAATAAATTGCATTATCTTTAACTACTTTTTTGCCTTTTATAACGCAATACATTGCAGGGTCGTCATTAGTTAATTTTTTCTTTTGTAATACTTTCCAACCCCAAATTGAATTTGAAACTTGTGCTATTGCATACTTATGTCCAACTCTTTCAAAAGATAAAATGTTTTTAGCTAGTTTCATTATTTCCTCCTTTTTTATTAATTATTTTGAACAGTTACTACTGTGTCCCCTAAGTGATACTTTGAAGCAAAAGCACTGACTTTTGCGTAAGCACCTTCTAAAGTGTCAAAGCTTTGTTTGTACTCAGGTCTGAAACAATTGAAGTCATAAAGCTCTGCTCCAACAGGGGCATCATAGATTTCTGAGTCAAAATCATTGAGTATCTCAATGCTTCGGATAGTAAGTTCAAATTTCTTTTGAACTTCTGTTATTTCATAAGTTATTTTCATAATTTCCTCCGTATTAATTAAAATTAAAATATCTCACCCCTTAATTATACTTAAACTACAAAATATTGCAACTATTTATACAAACTTGCAAACTTATTAATTTAGCCCTAAAATGCTGTTATGATTTACGGAGTGATATATGAAACCAATTAAACAGATCAATAATGTCTACGGCTACATCCGGGTTTCAACCCACGAACAAGTAGCCAACGGCAGTTCCTTAGAGAACCAAAAGCAACTCATCACAGAGTTTGTCCAAGAAAAATACAACCGACCCGTTGATAAATTTTTCATCGACGCTGGTGTCAGTGGCACCATCGGTATTACCGAACGCCCAGCTTCCAAAGAGCTGACCGATACCATTGATGCCCACGACGTCATCGTTGCCACTCGCCTCGATAGACTCTCCAGATCCAGTGGCGATTTACTCAACACCATACCTGTGTTGGAAGACACTGGCGTTACCTTGTATTTCTGTCAGCAGTTTGGTGACGTACCGATTGTCTATCCAAAAACTAAAGACGCAACTGGACTTAAATCCAAGTTTGATATGAACGAGATGGCTAATCGCATTATGTTGATGGTCTTGTCAGCTGTTTCCGAAATCGAACACGGTGCTATCAAAGATCGCCTCGCCGACGGTAAAGTAGTTTGGGCAGAAAAAGGTTATTCGATAGGTGGACACACACCATTTGGTTATGAGAAAGCTTATGAAAAAGTCGGTAATAAAATGCACACCAAGTTGATACCGATAGAAGAAGAACAAGCCGTTTTGAAAACCATTTACAACTGTCGAAAACGTGGCTTAGGAGCTCGTCGGATTGCCAAACAAGTCAGCAATCGTCATCCTGGTTACGAGAACTTTTCGGTCAACAAAGTAGCAAAGATTATCAATCGTAAGTTTCAAGGCTTACCAGAGTCAGCTATTTAGATTTATAATTAGATTCGGTTATAATCTTTTTATGACCGATACAGAAAAAGTCCAAGCTGCATTAACTAAAATTGATTACATCTTGGCTTATAAATTTATTACTATACCCGTCAAAGCCGAACTCGAAGCTGCTAAATCTGATTTAGAAAGCGTTACTGGAGTTAGTTAGTGGCTAATATCACAGGTTGGGGTCGAGGAACTTGGGGACAAGGCACCTGGGGTGAGCCCATTGCTGTTGAGCTCGGCTCTCTAGCTATTACCTCTGGCCTTGGCAGTTTAACCACTCGACACAGCATACAAGTCGCACTTGGCACACAAGCGATTACTTCTGGCTTAGGCTCAACCACACAAGTAGCTAAAGCTAATACCACGGTAACGACTTTAGCGATAACTTCGGGGATCGGTTCTACAACTCAAATAGCGAAAGCCAACGTCGGTTTGACTACCTTGGTGACAACTTCGGCTTTAGGCAGTGTCATCGTTCACGAAAACGAAGTCATCAACGCACCTACTTTTGCTATTACTTCTGGTTTGGGCACGCCGACCGTGGTTGCTAAAGCTAACGCCGTGACAACTGGTTTGAGCATGACTGGTAGTACAGGCGCTATTTTCATTTGGGGTGAAATCGATGATTCACAAACACCGAGTTATTCAGAGATAGATGATTCACAAACTCCAAGTTACTCAGAGATTGCAACCAGTCAAAGTCCAAACTATACTTCTATTAAAGGTGGTCGTGACGCAGCCTAGTAAAGAATGATATATAATCAAGCAACTGGAGATTATAGATGGCAAGCACTTATGTAAACGATTTAAGATTAAATGAACTAGCAACTGGAGATGCTAGTGGTACTTGGGGTACCATAACCAACACCAATTTAGAGTTGATAGCCGAAGCTTTTAGTTTTGGCACCGAAGGCATCACAACTAACGCCGATACGCACACGTCTACCATCGCTGATGGTGCTACCGATCCAGTGCGTAGTATGTACGTTAAATACACAGGAACCCTAGATTCCGCTTGTACCATAACCATAGCACCAAATACTGTCTCGAAATTATGGTTTATAGAAAATGGCACAAGCGGGTCTCAAAATATCATCATCTCCCAAGGCACTGGAGCCAATGTCACCATACCAGCTGGCGATACCAAAGTAGTGTATTCCGATGGCGCAGGTTCTGGTGCTGCTGTCGTCGACGCTTTTGCGAGTCTTTCTACCGTAGATCTGAAAGTTCAAGACGATTTGACAGTTACGGATGATGCCTCCGTAGGTGGTGATTTATTAGTTAGTGGTGAAGTACAAACTGCAAATATCGGTTTCACTGATGGCGACAATGCAATCACCATAGCTGATGGTGGCGGTATCACAGCAGCTAATGGTATTACTTCCACAGCAGCAGCCAACACGTTTGGAGCTACTTCGTTTAACGATGCTAATATTACAAATGTTGGTGATATTGCCTTAGATAGTTTATCAGCAGACGATTCTAGCATTTCCATAGCCAGCCCGGTGGTAATTAATGGGTCCACACCTACTTTAACTATTGGTGATGCAGGTGCAGAAGATACTAAGATTGTTTTTAATGGTAATGCTCAAGATTATTACATTGGGCTAGATGATTCTGCTGACGATTTAATTATTGGTAAAGGTTCTACTGTAGGTACAACACCTGCTGTAGTTATTGATGAAAATTTAAATGTTGGAATTGGAACTACAAGTCCTGCAAGACCATTACACATAGAAAACGCTGAAGGAAGATTAGTTCGTTTGAGTCATACATCTAATCCTAAAATAGAATTTGTTGATACAACAAATGGTACATCCGGAGCTTATTTAGGCTCGGAAGATAACGAATTGACGTTTGAAACTGGTGGTCAGAATGAAAGAATGAGAATTGATTCTGCTGGTAATGTTGATATTAAGAGTTCAAATTTATATTTAACAGGTAGTAATGACAGAAGAATAAAACTTAGTGATAGTGGTATTGCTGGTGTTTCTGATTCAAATAATACAGTTCATATTCGTGGTGATGACGATACTTTGATACTTAATAATGCTGGTAATGGAAATATGTTGTTCCAAGAAAACGGCACAGAAAGAATGCGAATTGCTGCTGGAGGTGCTTTTTTAATTAACAAAACAAGTGCATCAGGGGCTGTAGAGGGTTTTGAATTTGAAAGTAACGTATGTAGAATTACAAAAAGTGGTGGAACACCTTTATTTTTAAACAGATTGACAAGTGATGGAGTCTTAGTTGATTTAAGAAAAGACACAAGTCAAGTTGGAACTATCAGTACAAATGCTAATTCCTTACCTTCAGATAAAAATTTCAAGAGAGATATAAGTGATTTAGATTTAGGTTTGAACTTAATCTCTAAGTTAAAACCAAGCCAATACAACTATAAAATTGACGATGAGGGTTCTCCTAAAATGTTTGGCTTGATAGCACAAGATTTAGAAGAATCTTTAAGTGAAGTAGGTATAGAAAAAAATAGCACTTGGCTTTTACAACACGAACCTAAAGATGATGAAAACGAATCAGATTATAGCTTAGATTATTTAAAACTTACACCTGTACTAATAAAAGCTATCCAAGAACAACAAACACAGATTGAAGCCTTACAATCTGAAATTAACACTCTAAAAGGAGGATAAAATGGCAATATCATACGCATGGGATGTTTCAACTTGTGATACTTACCCTTCAAAAAGCGGAAAATCTAACGTAATACATAATGTGCATTGGCGACTGACAGCTACCGATGACACTAATAAAGACTCTGAAAATAATTTTCAAACAGCAACAGTGTACGGCAGTCAAACTTTAGATACTTCTGACCTGTCATCTTTTATAAATTGGTCTAGTCTCAAAACAAGCGATGTCCAAAGTTGGGTTGAAACAGCATTAGGTAGCGATAAAGTTACCGAAATGAAAGCCTCTTTAGATACTGAAATAGCTGCAAAAGTCTCACCTACATCTGTAACTAAAACTTTAGCGTAATACTATGTCAGAAAAAAAAGAAAACGTAGCATACATCGAAGGCACTGAGCTCAAAGAATGTGATATGACTGATGAGCAAAAATATTTTACTAGACAAATACAAGACTTACGCAGAAAAAAAGCAGACTTACAACTTGAGCTAGATCAAATCTTGGCGTGCTTATCGGTTTTTGAAAATTCTTTGGTGCAAAGCACAAGAACTCAAGCCGATGAAATTTTAGAAACAAAAACAAAAATAATAGGAGAAAAATAAATGACATTTTGGCAAAGACTGAGAGGTTTGTTTTTTACAGACAACACAAAAAAAGAAGAGCCTGACGAGTACGAAGTAGTACGAGCAAGAAATGAAAAAGGTAGGTATGTGGCTGACGATCCAGATACTCCAGAAAATGAGGCTTACACAAAACGTAAAAAAAAGAAAAAATAAAAGTTTTATGGCAACAGTAAAGGATGCTTTACACAAAATAGAGACACATGAAAAAGAGTGTGCTCTACGTTATGAAAATATTGAAAAACGACTAGAAGAAGGTTCTGAAAAATTTAGAAGATTAGAAAATTTACTGTGGGGAGTCTATCCCTTTATAGTTGGTGCAATCGTAATTACTAGATTTTTATGAACGAAGAAACAAAAACAGAAAACACAGAAGCGCCTATCAAAAAAAAGTTGGAGTTAGACATTGATGTAACGCCACACAATTCTGGAAAAAATCCTTATCAAAAATGGATATACTTAGCCAGAGCCATAGATTCCTGGCGCATATTTCCTAGATTGTTTTTAAGTGTTTATATATTTTTACTCTATTATTCAACAATGTGGTTTATGAGTTTGGAAGACCCAACTTTAGAACAAAGCGGTTTAATATCAATCATAGTGGGAGCAGGCGCAGCTTGGTTTGGTTTGTATGCAGGTACATCAAACTCAAGCAAAAACTTCAAAGGCGAGGATTAAATGGATTGGCTCAACCTAATTGCTGAATTAGGTGTTCCGATAGCTGGTGCTTTGGTCATGGCCTATTTTATTTTTTTAGTAATGAAGCAACTTATGGACGGTTTGGTTAGTGAAATCAAAACCGTGCAAGGCATTACACAGATGTTAATCACTAGAGCTTCGATAATGAATAACGACATGATTCGCATTGATACTTTAGTTTCAGCAGCTTTAGATTTATCTCCTGACCTCGACCGAATTGCTAGATCAGAAAATTTTGTGGAGGATGGCAAAATAGATGCCAGAAGAGATTGATGGACATTGTACAAATAGTTGCTGATTTTGGATTCCCAGTAGTAATGGTCATAGGTTTAGGTTACTTTGTTTATTATGTTTGGCAGACAATTACCAATACCATAGATCCAGCTGTGCAAGAAATGAAAACTACTATCATACGGCTTACTGACCAGTTACGACTTTTAGACCAAGATATGATACGCTTGAAAGAGAAAGTATCTACAGTCATAGAGCTTAAAGAAAACGAAAACGATGAAAAGAAAGAAAACAGAAAAAGAACTAATACAAGACGAAAAGGTTAAAAATTGGTTTGCAGCCATAGGTTTAGGTTTCATAATTTTTACCTTAGTTTTTGCCTCAGTCGAAAGTGTTTTTGCAGATCAAATTACGCACAAATTTAAAAATCCGAGTTTCAGTGGTGTCGGTACTTCAAGCCATTACCTAACTATTGAAAATCAAGAATTTAGCAGAAAATTATCATTGAAGGAGGAGCTCAAAGCTTTGCAAGATGAAATAGAGAGAGATAAAGAAAATACAACCCTAGCTCGTTTTGTTAGAAATTTAGAATCAAGAATATATGCTCAACTTTCAAGACAATTAGTTGAGAACTTATTTGGTGACGTGTCAAAAACATCTGGCACCTTAGAGCTAGAAAACAACTTAATAAGTTATACTAGCGATGGTGTGACAATAACATTAACTATTACAGACCCTGATGGTAATACAACTGAAATATCTCTGCCTATTGGCTCTTTTACTTTCTAGTTGTGCAATACACGAAGTAATAGAAGATACCGAAAAACAAAGATACAAAAGCAAAGGTACAACCGAAGCCACCATTTACGATTTACAGTCAGAAGCTTTATTTAATGTTCGCCCTCCTAAAGTTATGCCAGTTGTAGCGGTCTACGGCGACGCCTTTACCGACCAAACTGGCCAGAGAAAAAGCAATTCTGAATTTGCGTTATTTTCTACTGCCGTAACTCAAGCTCCAAGCACTTTACTAATAAGGGCTTTAAAACATGCAGCCAATGGCAAGTTTTTCAGAGTGGTTGAAAGAGTTGGCTTAGACAATTTAGTAAAAGAAAGACAACTAATAAGATCTGCAAGAGAGCAATTTGCTGAAAATGAAGAAGACAAAACTATACAACCTTTGTTGTTCGCTGGTGTCTTGCTCGAGGGTGCAGTGATAAGTTATGATACTAACTTAACGAGTGGAGGCGCAGGCGCCCGTCTACTCGGCATTGGTGGTAGTGTTCAGTACCGAGAGGACACAGTAAGCATAAGTTTACGGATGGTTTCTGTTGCTACTGGCGAGGTTCTTTTAGAAGTAACCAGTCAAAAAACCATATTTAGCTATGGCAAATCCAACGACGTATTCAAGTTCTTTGAAGCTGGAACTGAGTTGATTGAGATAGAAATAGGTTCTGCTCGAAACGAAAGTACCACAATAGCTTTGATGAAAGCGATTGAAAGTGCTGTTTTAGAACTAATAAACTTAGGTTATGACAGGAGTTTTTGGACACATGACATTAAAATTGATAAGCCTAGTTGCATTGATGATAAGTGTGACGATTTACGGGGCTGATAACGAAATCTACATCGAACAATCTGGAACACAAGCTAATATTGACTTAGAGCAAATTGGCAGTGGCAACATAATAGGTGGTTTACAATCAACACCTGGCAGTATGAATCCTTTAGATTTGGACGGTAATGTGATGACTTTAGACATCAATATGATTGGAAACTCTAACAAATTCTTAGGCGATATATGGGCAGACACTTATACAGGATTTTTTCAGTTTGATGGAGATAGTAATGTTTTTACTATGCAAACTGACCCAAACAACACTTTTGGAGCTGATAACTCAAATGTAAATGTTAATGTTACTGGTAGCACAAACCTATTCACATTAAATCAAGCCACGTCAGCTTTAGCTAGTCAGTTGGATTTAGACTGGATTATTAACGGCGATGGCAATCAGATAACTTCAAATATTAACTACGATGGAGCTACCAACTACATGGACATCGACGGTAACTCTAATAGTATTTCTTTTACTGGTAGTGGCTATGCTGGAGGATATTTTTATTGGGACCACACAGGTAATAATACTGCTTTAAACGTACAACAGTTAAGCACACAAGACAATGATTGGCTCAAAATTATATCTACATCAAGTAATACTGGTAATAACACTAGCTCTTTCTGCATCATTCAAAACGATCAAGGCACAAGCACAGGTTGTTGATAACATAGGTGACATCACAGAGCTAAATGGTCAAGCACAGATTGTAAGAGATAAAACTTATGATGCTGCCTTAAAATTTACCATACAACAAAATGACGAAGCGATAACTAATAATGGCCGAATGGCTATAACCTTTTTAGACGAAAGCACGGTTCGTCTAACAGAACATTCGCAGTTGATTGTTGACGAGTATATTTTTGACCCAAACCCTTCTAACTCAAAAATGGCTTTGACTTTTGGTTTAGGCACCGCCAGATTTATAACAGGTAATCTCAACCGCATCGATAAACAAAATATAAAATTAAAAACCCCAACGGCTAACATAGCTATCAGAGGCACCGATTTTACAGTGACAGTAGATGAATTAGGTAGATCTTTGATTATTTTGTTACCTGACGCATTAGGGCTATCTAGTGGTGAAATAGAAGTTATTACTGCAACCGGGTCAGTATTGCTTAATAAACCTTTTGAAGCAACTTCGGTTTCTGTTTTTGAAGCAAGTCCATCTAGCCCGGTGGTGCTAGATTTAACTTTGGGTGACATTGACAATATGTTGATTGTGAAAGCACCTGCTGAAAAAGAAGCGGTAGTGCAAGAACAAACAAAAGCAAAACAAGCAAATTTTTTAGATTTCAATGATTTAGATATTGATTATCTGGAAGAGGATTTTTTGAAAGAAGACGATTTAGAGTTTACTGAATTAGATATAAATTATCTTGATGTAAATTTCCTAGAAGATTTATTAGATGTTTTAGATGTTTTAGCTGTTGGCGAAGAAGAAGATCAATTACGGGAGGTGTCTGGTATAAACATATCTGGAACTTTGATAGGGCAAGATCCAGATACACAAATCACAACGATTGTGTCTGGTCAACAAGTGAGCTTGCGTCGTGCAGTTAGCGACTCAGCTCGTGTTGACATTGACGGCAGTAATTCTTACACAATAATTTTTATTCAAGACGGTACTTCAAATGTTGTTAAAATAAATGGTGGTAGTGATTCAACTATTACTATCACACAAAGCAACTGATGAAATATTTGATAATACCTTTAATTTCTTTACTGATTTTACCTTTAGTTTTTACTAGCACGCCAACAGAGATTATTAAACTGAAAACCTTTGATGCTTTGGTAAAAGCACAAACCGAAAGCGGTAATTTTGTGATTTTAAATATAAACGAAAAAGATATACAGAATGAAGGCGGCTGGCCTTTGCCAAGAAAAAGATTAGCTGAAATTAATGATTTACTTTTAGCTTATGGCGCTACAGGAGTCGGTTGGGTCATAGCTTTTCCACAACCAGACCGATTAGGTGGAGACCAAGCTTTTGCTGACTCTTTGCAGCTCGCACCAACAATACTTGCAACCTTTGAAAACCCAGCTGGTACTTTTCCGAAAACTATAGGCACAATCATCAAAGGTAATTCAGTTGTCGGTTTAGAAACAAAAGGTGTGATTGAAAACACAGATTTGTTGAGAACTGCAACAGCTCAAGGCATAGCTGTAGCACCAGTAGATGTAGATAATTTAGTAAGACGTTTACCTTTATTGCTACGCACTCCAGACGGTTGGGTATCAGCTTTTGGCACAGAAGTTTTAAAAATCTTAACAGGAACTAAATCTTACATAATTACTTCCGATGACTTAGGCATCAAAGAAATTGCAGTCAGAGGTTTGCCACCAGTAAAAACCGATAGTCTAGGTAGAAAATGGATTTCTTGGGTAGACACTCCAGAAACTGACTTAGCGAGCATGGATGTCAATGGACGATTTGTTTTTGTTGGAGTGACGGCGCCTGGTGTAATGCCACAGTTAGCAACACCAGTAGGCTTATTAGAGCCACACAAAATTCAAGCTGCCTTATCGGAAAGCATGTTGATACAAGACTCACCTATAATCCCTGATTATAGTTTATTAGCAGAATTAATGATTTTGTTAGTTACTACGGTTTTAGTTTGGTTTTTGTTGTTTTACCTTGGTATCAATTTAGGCTTGTTTTTCAGCGCAGTTATTTTGGGGATGACAGCTTTTTTTGGTTACTACCTAATACAAAAAGGTTTGCTGATAGATGTAAGTTGGACTCTAATTAGTCAGTTTATTGTCGGTGCTGTTGCTTTTTACCTTAGATTCAGAGAGCAATACAAACTTCGGTTACAGATAAAAAAACAGTTTGAACATTATTTAGATCCTCGCCAAGTCAAAAAATTACAGTCAAATCCAAGTTTACTGAAATTAGGTGGTGAAAAGAAAACTGCTACTTTTTTATTCACTGATGTCAGAGGATTCACTTCTATGTCAGAAGAGTTAGCACCTGAAAAAGTAACGTACATAATGAACAAGGTTTTAACAGTTCAACAAAAAGCCGTGCAAAAATACGATGGTATGGTAGATAAATACATAGGTGACGCAATGATGGCAATTTTTAACGCTCCTTTAGATTTAGAAAACCATGAAGAAAAAGCCATAGATTGCGCTAAAGAAATTGCTAAAAACATGCAAGAACTCAATGAAGAGTTGATAAAAAGTGCTTTACCAGAAATAGAAATAGGTATAGGTGTCAACTCTGGCAAAGCTGTAATAGGTAATATGGGCAGTGCTACAAGGTTCGATTATACGGCTATCGGCGATGCAGTAAATCTTGCAGCTAGACTAGAGAGTGCTACAAAAGAACAAAAAGTGAATATATTAATAGGCGAAGACACTGCCAATAACTGTCAATATGATTTAAGATATGTCAACGACATTTTTGTGAAAGGTAAAATTTCACCCGTTAAAATATATGGGATTTAAGTTAAGTTTAATTTTAGGAGGATTATTAGTGGCAACAGTGTCTGGTTCGGCTTTTTATATAAAATACCTTAATAACCAAATATCCACCTTACAAGCCAATCAAATTGTCTTAGAAGATAAAATTACTGAACAAAACGAGTCAATAAAAAATTATCTAACAAAACAAAAAGAAACTATGGCGCAAATGCAAACGCTTGAAGCCGAAAAACAAGAAGCAGTAAGATCGGTTACAGAACTTAGAAATAAATTTGCAAGGCATGATTTGAATAATCTTGCTTTAGTTAAACCTGGATTAATTGAAAAAAGAGTCAATGCTGGCTCAAAAAAAGTTTTTGATGAGCTAACTTCAATTACTTCCCCTAGAGTAGAAGAAGATGAAAATATCTCTCCTAATAATTAGCTCATTGTTTGTCTTGGGTGGCTGTTCAACACTGCCCAAGACACAACCAGTAGAGGTTAGAACCATAGCTGAAATACCACCGATGTATCACCCTCCATTACCCTTAGAAATACAAGGAGTAGCTGTAAAATGGAAGGTTTTAACACCAGAAATCATGCAAGAGTATTTAGATCTTGTAGAAACAGGCAAAGCCCCTGCTATGCCTTACTATGCTTTGACCACACAACAATATGAAAATTTATCTTTGAACATGGCAGAAATAACAAGATATACCAAAAACATTTTGTCGATAGTTGAGTATTACAGAAACTACGATAAATCAAAAAAGGAGAATAGTGATGAGTGACAACCCAGATGCTTTTGTTTATCAAGCAGAACTAGATAGAGTCGTTGACGGCGATACTGTTGATGTCGTATTAGATTTAGGCTTTGATGTAAAATTACACAAACAAAGAGTAAGATTGCACGGTATCGACACCCCAGAGTCGAGAACAAGAAACTTAGCAGAAAAAAAACTTGGATTGGCAGCCAAAGAAAGATTGAAAGAGCTCTGTGTAGGCAAGTTTAAAGTTAAATCATTAGGAAAAGGTAAATACGGTAGGATTTTAGGCATACCTTACACAGAAACAGGAGAAGATATTTGTCAAAAATTAATAGATGAAGGACATGCTGTAAAATATCATGGCGGAAAGAAAACTAAAGTATGGGGAGCGTAATTATGAAAATATCAGAGGAAGGCAAGGCTTTAATTAAAAAGTTTGAAGGTTGTAAATTAGAAAGTTACTTATGCCCAGCAGGACATTGGACTGTAGGTTTTGGGCATGTTAAGGGAGTAGAGGAAGGTATGACAATAACACAAAATGAAGCCGATGCTTACTTATCAAGTGATTTACAAGAATTTGAAACATACGTTGAAAATATGGTGAATGTAGAACTAGAGCAAAATGAATTTGATGCTTTGGTTTGTTGGACTTTTAATTTAGGACCAACTAATCTGAGCACATCAACCTTGTTAAAAGTTTTAAATGAAGGCAAAAAAAACGAGGTACCTGCACAAATAAAGAGATGGAATAAAGCATCTGGAGAGGTGTTAGAAGGACTTGTAAGAAGAAGAGAAGCCGAAGCTTTGTTATTTCAAGGTAAAGAATGGCACGAAGTATAGCTATATGTAATACTAACTCTAGGCATTTTATGCTTAGGGTTGTGCGATTACTATGTCACTACCTAATTGTGCAACCCGCTTAATTTTATGGATTTGAACAAGCTCAAAGATTTCGACATTTTATCTGAACAAGATAAACAAGAAGCTTTAGCCCTGCTTCATAGATACGAACAAATTGATAAACAAGAAGAGTGTCAAAATGATTTTATAAAATTTGTCAAACACCTCTGGCCAGATTTTATTGAAGGTAGGCACCACAAAATTATTAGCGAAAAATTTAATCGAATTGCACAAGGTAAACTAAAGAGGTTGATAGTTTGTTTGCCGCCTAGACATTCTAAATCTGAATTTGCTTCTACTTATTTTCCCGCTTGGATGATGGGTAGAAAAGGTGATTTAAAAATTATTCAAACCACGCACACAGCTGAATTAGCCGTGCGCTTTGGTAGAAAAGTTAGAAATATTATCGATAGTGAAGAGTATCAACACATATTTCCAGAACTTAAATTACAAGCCGATAATAAATCAGCAGGTCGTTGGACAACTAACCAAGATGGCGAGAGTTATTACGCAGGTGTAGGTGGTGCAATTACTGGACGTGGTGCTGATTTACTTATTATCGATGATCCTCATTCAGAACAAGATGCTATGTCCCCAAAAGCCATGGAATCGGCTTATGAGTGGTACACCTCTGGACCTAGACAGCGTTTACAACCAGGAGGCACGATTGTCATAGTAATGACACGTTGGAGCACCAAAGACTTGGTAGGGAAAGTTTTGAAAAAACAAGGCGAAGAAAACGCCGATCAGTGGGAAATAGTTGAGTTTCCTGCAATCATGCCAGAATCAGAAACTCCACTGTGGCCAGAATTTTGGCAAAAAGAAGAGTTGTTATCAGTAAAGGCGTCTTTACCCTTGCCTAAATGGAACAGCCAATGGTTACAAAATCCTACGGCAGAGGAAGGTAGTATCGTAAAAAGGGAGTGGTGGCGACGCTGGGAGGAGGACAACGTGCCAGATTATAATTATGTCATACAAAGTTATGACACAGCTTTTTCCAAAAAAGATACTGCGGATTATTCAGCTATTACCACTTGGGCAATATTTGGAGACAATGACGACAATCCAGAAGGTATTATTTTATTAGACGCAAAAAGAGTTCGAGTTGATTTTCCAGAGCTAAAAAAAATAGCTTTAGAAGAATATAGATATTGGGAACCAGATTGTGTCTTAATAGAGGCAAAAGCCTCTGGTACACCACTAACGCATGAATTAAGACGCATGGGCATACCTGTTACTGCTTACTCACCTAGTCGTGGTCAAGATAAAGTAGCAAGAATGAATAGTGTTGCACCTATTTTTGAATCAGGCATGGTTTGGGCTCCAGAGCATGAATTTGCAGACGAAGTTATTGAAGAAATGGCTAGTTTCCCTTATGGCGATTATGATGACTATTGTGATAGTGCAACCATGGCTTTGATGCGTTTCAGACAAGGAGGTTTCTTGTCACTAAAAGAGGATTATCAAGAAGAGGCTAAATTTATGCGTAAAAACAGAACCGTTTATTATTAATGTCGCAAAAAGAATTAAAAATATTTATAACTAAGTTTATCCATGATGAACTAGAATTTGTAGGTCCTGACATACATGCAGACAGTTTCGAGCAAGCTGAGTTGATTGCAGAAATGCAAGGTTTAATTATTGAAGGAGAGCTGACTGATTTAATCGCAATTAATGACTTTAGCAGACCGAAAGTGCTACACTAAAAAATTATGGCTATTGATAAACCTTTAGGAACTGAAAACGACCCAGATGTAAAAGAAACAGGTTCTGCTGTAGAAATCCTGCCAGAAGAATCTCGTGCCGATCAAATACAAAATGCAGCTCAAATTTTAGTAAGTGAAGAAGAAATTTTGATTGGTGATGAGTTACCACTTGAACAAGAAATGCCCATGATGAACTTCAATTCTAATTTAGTTGATTTTATTGACCCTATGGTCATGCAAAAATTAGCCTCTGACTTAATTAGCTCGGTTGAAAGTGATAAACAATCAAGAAGTGAATGGGAAAAAACCTACAAAGACGGTTTGCAATACTTGGGCATGAAATTTGATGAAAGTCGTTCACAACCTTTTGAGGGCAGTTCTGGAGTAATTCATCCTATTTTGGCAGAAGCCGTAACTCAATTCCAAGCCCAAGCGTATAAAGAAATGTTACCTGCTAAGGGTCCTGTCAAGACTGAGATTGTAGGCGCCAGAACCATAGATACAGAAAATCAAGCAGAAAGAATTCAAGAGTTTATGAATTATTACATTATGAATGTAATGGAAGACTACGATCCAGAACTAGATATGTTGTTGTTTTACTTACCTTTAGCTGGTTCTGCATTTAAAAAAGTTTATTTTGATTTCGTGACAAACAAAGCAGTTTCTAAATTTATCCCACCAGAAGATTTAATCGTACCTTATGAAGCTGCCGATTTATCATCAGCTGAACGAGTCACTCATGCAATTAGCATGTCATTGAATGAAGTTAAAAAACAACAACTGACTGGCTTTTATGCAAATGTCGATATTCCAGAAGATGCTTATAGCGACGAAGACTCTGAAATACAAAATGAAATTGATGAAATTCAAGGCGTTGAAGCTAGTTACAAAGAGGATCGTAATCGTACTATATATGAGATACACACAGTTTTAGACTTACAAGGCTTTGAAGACCTTGACCAAAATGGCAATCCAACAGGTCTTAAACTGCCATACATCATTACGATAGACGAGGCTTCACAAAGAATTTTAGCCATAAGAAGAAATTACTTAGAAAACGATATGCTCAAAAACAAAATAAATTATTTTGTGCAATATAAGTTTTTACCCGGACTAGGCTTTTACGGTCTAGGTCTTTCTCACATGATAGGTGGTTTATCTAAAGCTTCAACTTCAATCCTTAGACAATTAATAGACGCAGGAACCTTAGCTAATTTACCAGCTGGGTTTAAAGCTAGAGGTATGAGAATACGAGACGAAGACGAACCTCTACAACCTGGCGAGTTCAGAGATATAGACACGACTGGTGGCTCGCTTAGAGAAAATTTAATACCGCTACCAATAAAAGAGCCTAGTAATGTCTTGATGCAACTGCTAGGACTATTAGTAGATTCTGGTAAAAGATTTGCAGCCATAGCTGATATGAATATAGGGGATGCTAATGCGGCCATGCCAGTTGGTACAACAGTCGCATTGTTAGAGCGTGGCACTAAGGTTATGAGTGCTATACACAAAAGATTACATTACGCACAAAGGTTAGAGTTTAAATTATTAGCTAAAGTTTTCGCAGAATATTTACCACCAGCTTATGATTTTCAAACAGGTTCTGCGCCTGCTGAAATCAAGCAAGCAGACTTTGATGGCAGAGTTGACATAATACCAGTATCAGATCCCAACATATTTTCACAAAGTCAAAGAGTAACCTTGGCACAAGAACTATTACAGATGGTTCAATCCAACCCTCAAGTGCACGGTATTACTGGCATGTACGAAGCTTACCGTCGTATGTATGCAGCTTTGGGTGTAGATAATGTGGAAGCATTGATACAACCTCCACCTGACATGACACCTCGACCCATAGATGCTGGCACAGAAAACTCTGGTTTATTGTTAGGACAACCAGCTCAAGCTTTTGCAGGGCAAAATCACCAAGCTCATTTACAAACACATCGCAGCTTGTTTTTGACTAAAGTAGTTCAAGAAAATCCACAAATTCAATCCATGATAATTAGTCATTGCATGCAACATCTACAATTTTTAGCTGCGGAGCTTGCACAAGAAACTATACCTGAAGAGGTCATAGCACGAATCCAAGAGGTACAAAGTCAACTACAACAAGTCTCTCCACTTGAAGCACAACAGATTGCAACAGAAATACAAATGATTTTAGATCAATTTAGCGCTCCAATCCTCGCAGAACTTACCGATGACTTCTTACAGTCTATAGGTCAAGGTTCAAGCAGCGATCCACTTGTGGACATCAGAAAAGCAGAGCTTGATTTCTTTCTCT